TCTTTTGGGCTCCGGCTACGGCTCCGGCTACGGCTCCGGCTACGGCGACGGCTACGGCGACGGCTCCGGCGACGGCGACGGCTCCGGCTACGGCTCCGGCGACGGCGACGGCATAAGATCCTTTAACAGCGAACCGGTGTATACCATCGACGGGGTGCCCACGATCCTCCGCCACGTGCGGGGGAACGTGGCGCACGGCGTGATCCTGAACCGCGACCTGACCACCACGACCTGCTACGTTGCCAAACAGGATAACATCTTTGCCCACGGTGCAACGCTGGCAAAGGCGATGGATGCTCTGCGGGACAAACTGTTTGGAGATATGCCGGTGGAGGAGCGCATCGCGGCATTTTTGAAAGAGACGGAGGACGGCAGGGCATACCCTGCGCAGTATTTTTATGACTGGCATCACCGCCTTACCGGGAGCTGCGACATGGGCCGCCGTCAGTTTGCCCGCGACCACGGAATAGACGTGGACAGCGACACCATGACCCTGCGGGAGTTTCTGGCCCTGACCAAGGATGCCTACGGCGGCAGTGTGATCCGGAAGGCGATGGAAAAGCTGGAGGTCGTTTATGAACGCACGTAACCGCAAACCAATCACAGACTTGTCCACCTGCCCCCGCTGCGGCATGGACAGCGGCGAGCGCAAGGAATCCGTCAACGTCCCCCTGCGTTACTACGTCCGCTGCGGCGGCTGCGGCTACACCGTCTCCGGTGACAGCCAGTCCGGTGCCACCAGGAAGTGGAACGCCATGAACGGAAGGTGCCGCCATGCAGGTCGGTGATGTGATTCGTGCGCGGTTTCTGACGATGCCGGACCCGTTCCCCGGCTCCGGAAAGGCGGAAAAACAGTACCCCGTGCGCAAGGCGACGGTGGTGTATGTGCACCCAAAGGGGCGGTACATTGTGGCGGAGTGTAAGGGCGTGCGGGAGACGTTTTTCCCGGAGGACGTGGAAATGATCGGAAAATAAAAAAATTTTTCGTTTGAGGGGTGCGCGGGCGATATACATATAGGTATGCTGGATATGCAGGGGCAACCTGCCCGTGCCGATTCATTTCTTTTCCCCCTTCTTTTCCTGATGGGCGGGGCTTCGGCTCCGCCCGGAGGGAGCAATATGCCGCACGCACGAAGCAGCTCACGATAAGAGCCGGGAGGTCGCACCTTCCATGCGGCACCAAAAGCGGAGGACACTACCGCTGGGCAATGGCATAGCGCCGCCCTGAAAGTGTGCCGATGCGCTGGCAGACCGCTGTAAGGGATGCGTCCCAAGTAGTCTGCTTACATAAAACAGGACTTCCCGCACCTCTTAAAAATGTGTCCCAGGGGAGACATGGAATACAAGCGAGGAGAAAGCCGGGGAAGGACGCGGCAATGACAAAGGCCAGTGGTGGGAGGCCGCTGCGTCAGGAAAGAAAGGGTGTGAGCGTATGCCGGCAGGAGCGCCGAGAAAATGGAAAAGCGTAAAGGCGATGCAGGCAGCAATTGACGCTTACTTTAAGGCGTGCGAGGGAGAGCCGTTTATCGGGGACGACGGATGCGCGGTGCGGGATAAGTATGGGAAACCTATCATCATAAACGCAAAGCCTCCGACAATCACGGGGCTGGCGCTGGCATTGGGCTTTACCGGACGGCAAGCGTTGATTGATTATCAGGCAAGGCCGGAATTCGCGGACACGGTCACGCGAGCAAAGGCGCGGTGTGAGGAATACGCAGAGGCGCGGCTGTATGACCGGGACGGAGCGAACGGCGCAAAGTTTAGCCTGAGTTGCAACTTTGGGTGGCGCGAGAAAGCGCCGGAGGCAGACCGGCAGGAGATCGGCGTGGTGCTGATGCCGGAGGTAAAGACGGATGCCTGAGATCGTGTGGAAGCCGCAGGAGCGGCAGGCCGTATTTATGGCGAGGCCGGAGTACGAAGCCCTGTATGGCGGGGCGGCGGGCGGCGGCAAGAGCGACGCGCTGGTTATCGAGGCGCTGCGGCAGGTGCATATCCCGTGGTACAAGGCGCTGATCCTGCGCAAGACGTTCCCGCAGCTGCGGGAGCTGATCGACAAGACGCTGCACTACTACCCCCGTGCGTATCCAAAGGCGCGGTACAACGGGAGCAACCACACATGGCGGTTTCCCTCCGGGGCGCAGATCGTGTTTGGTAGTCTTAACAGGCCGCAGGACAAGATACAGTATCAGGGGCAGGCGTATGACTTTATCGCGTTCGACGAGCTGACACACTTTACACAGGAGGAGTATGACTACTTAAAATCCCGTAACCGGCCCAACGGACCGGGGACGCGGGTGTATATCCGATCCACAGCCAACCCCGGCAACATCGGACACGGCTGGGTCAAGGAGCGCTTTATCACAGCCGCCCCGGCGATGCAGCCCATCACGGAGGAGGCGGTGTGGTATACGCCGGACGGTAAAAAGCACACGGGACAGCAGCAGCGGATATTTGTGCCGTCCTCCGTGTTTGACAACAAGATCTTGATGGCCAACGACCCGCTGTATGTGCAAAGACTGGCCAGCATGCCGGAGGCGGAGCGCAATGCCCTGCTGTACGGTAACTGGGACAGCTTTGAGGGGCAGGTGTTTACGGAGTGGCGCAACGACCGGGAGCACTATCTGGACAGGCAGCAGACCCACGTCATCGCGCCGTTCCGCATCCCGGAGGACTGGGTGATCTGGTGCGGACTGGACTGGGGCTATTCCCGTCCCTTTTCCGTGGGATGGTACGCGGTGGACAGAAACCGGCGGATGTACCATATCCGGGAGTTTTACGGCTGCAACGGGACGCCAAACCGTGGCGTGATGTGGGAGCCGACCAAGGTGGCGCAGGAGATACGGCGCATCGAGGCGGATGATCCCAACCTGCGGGGGCGGGACATCCACCGCGTGGGCGACCCTGCGATCTGGCAGAGCGACGGCACGGAAAGCGTGGGTGCGCTGATGGAACGGGAACGTGTCTACTTCGAAAAGGGCGACCACGCCCGGATCAACGGCAAGATGCAGATCCATCACCGGCTGGCGTTCGACGGAGACGGCGTACCGATGCTGTATGTGTTCGACACCTGCAAAAATTTCATCCGAACGGTGCCGAACCTGGTCTATGACCAGACGGACGTGGAGGACATCGACACGGACGGCGAGGATCATATCTACGACCAGCTGCGGTACGTCTGCATGAAAAACCCTATCGGGCCAAGGGACATGGGACACATCGTGGAGCGGCCCTATTCGCCGCTGGACACAGAGGACGAGTACAGGCCCAGCCGGTACGCATTTTATCAGACCTATTAAGGGGGAAAAGGATATGGAGAGATACGGCATCCCCGGCATTGTGCCGGAGGACGGTATGCCGCCGGAGATGGCGGCGATGCTGCTGGAGCGGACGGGCGACACGCCCACCATCACGGAAAAGGACGTGGAGCGCGGGATCGACCTGCTGACGCGGTACAAAAACGGCAAGGGCAATTTGGAAAGCCGTGTGGTCAACGACGAGCTGTGGTGGGAGCTGCGGCACTGGGAGGGCATCGGGCAGAGCAAAGCCAAGCTGGTGGACAAAAGCGGAAAGGAAGTCCTCTCCTCCCCTCCCCAGCCAAAGCCCACGTCGGCGTGGCTGTTTAACACCATCCAAAACAAGCACGCGGACGCGATGGACAACTACCCGGAGCCGGTGGTGCTCCCCCGTGAGCGCAGCGACGAGCAGAGCGCAAAGACGTTGAGCCAGATTTTGCCGGTGGTGCAGGAGTACAACCATTTTGAGCAGGTGTATTCTGACAACTGGTGGGAGAAGCTGAAGCACGGCACGGCGGTGTACGGCGTGTTTTGGGACAGCCGGAAGGACAACGGGCTGGGCGACATCGAGATTCGGGACATCGACCTGCTGAACCTATTCTGGGAGCCGGGGATCACGGACATCCAGAAGAGCCGGAATCTGTTTATCGTGGATCTGGTGGACAACGACCTGCTGGACAGCGAGTACCCCCAGCTCAAGGGCAAACAGAAGGGCAAGGTAGTGGACGTGAAGGAGTACATCTACGACGACACCGTGGACACCAGCGAGAAGAGCGTGGTGGTGGACTGGTACTACAAGGTCAAGACGCCCAGCGGCAGGACGGCGCTGCACTATATCAAGTTTGTGGGGTCTACCCTGCTGTATGCCAGCGAGAACGATCCGGAATACCGGGAGCGGGGCTTTTACGACCACGGGATGTACCCTGTTGTGCTGGACGTGATGTACCCGGAAAAGGGTACGCCTATCGGCTTCGGCTACGTGGCGATCTGCAAAGACCCCCAGCTTTATATTGATAAACTCAGCGCCAACATTCTGGAAAACGCGATGATGGCGACCAAAAAGCGCTTTTTTGTGTCGGAAAGTACGGCCATCAACGAGCAGGAGTTTATCGACTGGAACCGCCCACTGGTACACGTCAACGGCGAGATCGGCGACCAGCGGATCAAGGAGATCGTCACCCAGCCGCTCAGTGATATCTACGTCACGGTGGCGCAGATGAAGATCGAGGAGATGAAGGACACGGCGGCAAACCGCGACGTGAACTCCGGCGGCACCTCCAACGTGACGGCGGCAGCGGCTATTGCCGCCTTGCAGGAGGCCGGAAACAAGGCAAGCCGGGATATGATCGCCGCCAGCTACCGCGCCTATACCCAGATCAACACGCTGTGCGTGGAGCTGATGCGGCAATTCTACGATGTGAGCCGCAGTTTCCGCATTACCGGCGAGGGTAACGAGTATCAGTTTGTAGATTTCGACAACGCGGGCTTGCAGGATCAGGTGACGGGGCTGGACACAATGGGCAACGAGATGTTCCGCAAGCCGGTGTTTGACCTCAAAATCAAGGCGCAGAAAAAGAATCCCTTCTCCCGCATGGAGCAGAACGAGCGGGCTAAGGAACTGTACTCCCTGGGCTTTTTTAACCCGGATAACGCGCAGGCCAGTCTGACGGCGCTGGAGATGATGGACTTTGAGGGCATCCAGACCGTGCGGGAAAAGGTGATGCAGGGGCAGACCCTATTGAATATGCTGATGCAGATGCAGGCGCAGATCGCCATGCTGACGGGCGCTATCCTGCCGCAGGAGGGCGCTGGCGATGCACCGGCGCAGACTGGCGGCGGCGCACCTGCGGAGGCCACCAGCCAGCTTGCAAGCGGTATTATGGAGGCGCAGACGCCTATGACCGGCTACGGGCAGGCATTGGCAAAGCGGAGTACGCCCAGCCTATGACGGAGGTAACACTGCATCGCGGGGACAGCTGCTCGGTGAGGTGCAAGGGACACGCCACGGGATACACTGACGTGTGTGCGGCGGTAAGCTGTCTTTTGTACACGGCGGCGGGCTGGCTGCACAACACGCAGGAGGCGGAGCTGGAGACGGAACGGCTGGACAGCGGGGATGCGTACCTGCGCTGGCACGGCGGCAAGTGGCTGTATGATCTGCTGGAAATCGGCTTTTTGCAGCTGGAAATGGCAAAGCCGGAGGCGATCTCCGTAAAAATCGAAAAAAAATAAAAATATTTTTCGTTTTAGGGGTGCGGGAGACCGCGCCCCTTTTCTATGATATAGATACTTCCTCCCTGCCTGCGCGGTGTGACGGCGGCAACGAGCCGCCGCCCGCCGCAAGGGTGGATGGGGAGCGCTGCACGGGAGCGATATGCCCGCGAATCAAAGGAGGAACAGATATGTACCTTTACAGAATCTCCCTCGGCCTATTTGACGGCGAGGGCAGCGATGGGGCGACAGCTGCCACCGCACAGGGCGAGACACAGGCAAGCTCCGGTACCACCCGCCAGAGCAAATCGGGCGCACTGGCCAACGTCAAGTACGGCAAACAGGCGGAGAGCCAGACGGAAGTACAGTCCGACGCCGGGGCTGAGGATAAGGTGAAGGACGTGGAGACCACGTCCGACGCGCTGGAGGCCAAGAAAAAGGCTTTCCGGGAGCTGATCAATGGGGAGTACAAGGATCTGTACACCCAGGAGACACAGCGGATGATCGACCGGCGCTTCAAGGAGGCGCGGGAAACGGAGAAGCGGATGCAGTCCTACCAGCCGGTGCTGGATACGCTGATGGAGCGTTACGGCATCGCGGACGGGGACGCAAAGCGTCTGCTGGAGGCTGTGGACAACGACCACGCCTACTGGAGCGAAGCCGCCGAGGAGGCGGGCATGAGCGAGGAGCAGTACAAGGAGTTCCGCCGTCTGCGGCGGGAGAACGCCGAGCTGCTTCGCGGCCAGCAGATGCATCAGCAGGAGGCGCAGATCCGGGCGCAGAGCGAGAAGTGGTACATGGAGGCGGAGGCCATGAGGGGCAATCCCATGTACCAGAACTTTGACCTTGTGCAGGAGCTGCAAAACGACGAGTTTGTAAACCTTCTGAAAGCCGGTACACCGATGGAGCACGCCTACAAGGTGCTGCACTTTGACGAGCTGATGGGCAACGCGGTACAGGCCGCTGCCGCCAGCACGGAGAAGAAGGTGGCCGACAACGTCCGGGCCAAGGGCAATCGTCCCAGTGAGAACGGCACCAGCTCCAACAGCGCGTTTGTTACAAAGACGGATCCCTCGAAGCTGACGAGAGCGGACTTTGAGGAGATCGAGCGGAGAGTAGCAAGAGGCGAACGCATTTCCTTTTGACCTACGGCTCCGCTGCGATATGCGGAAAGGAGCTATTACATGAACAAAATTTACAACGACCTGTACCTGATGCCGGTGGTGCTGAACCTGTTTGACGCATACACCAATACCACGCTGGATCCCGGTCTGAGCGACGAGATGAAGGTGTATTACTCTATGCGCCTCATCAACCTCGCCGAGCCGGAGCTGATCCATGACCAGTTTGGCCAGAAGCACCCCATCCCCAAGAACAGCGGTAAAACCATCGAGTTCAGAAAGTACGACAGCCTGCCCAAGGCGCTGGTTCCTCTGACCGAAGGTGTGACCCCCGCCGGTCAGAAGATGAGCATGGGCGTGATCCGCGCCACCATCAAGCAGTACGGCGGTTATATCGAACTGTCCGACATCCTGGAGCTGACGGCTATCGACAACAATCTGGTGCAGGCCACCCGCCTGCTGGCGTCTCAGGCAGGCCGTACCGCCGACACCATCACCCGCGAGGTGCTGGCTGGCGGCACCAACGTGGTGTACGCCGGCGGGGCGAAGGATCGCTCTGAACTGGTAGGCGGCGACAGCACCGCCGAGAACAACAAATACCTGACTGTGGACGACATCCGCAAGGCTGTACGCGCCCTGAAGGTCATGAACGCTCAGAAGATCAACGGCTACTTTGCCGGTATCATCCATCCCGACACCGCCTACGACCTGATGAACGACAAGAAGTGGGTGGATGTGAAGACCTACTCCGACCCCGATGGCATCTACGAGGGCGAGATCGGCAAGATCGAGGGTGTGCGCTTTGTGGAGACCACCGAGGCCAAGATCTTCCACGCCGCCCCCCTGAAGATCGAGGACGGCGGCGAGGCAAGCGCCCGCAACCTGACGGTGAAGAGCGCGGCCAGCAAGGTCATTACCATCACTGAAAAGCTCTCCGCCAATCAGGCCAAGGCGCTGACCGGCAGAGACATTCTGGTGGGCGGCGAGCTGCTGGAGGTGGCGTCCGCTGCTGCCGGTGCTGCCGGTTCTGCCACCATCACCGTGAAGACCGCGCCTGCCACTACGCCTGCCGCCAGCACCGTGATCTATCCCGGCGAGGGCGGCGCAAATGGCCGCGATGTGTACTCTACCCTGATTCTCGGCGCAGACGCCTACGGCGTGACGGAGCTGGAGGGCGGCGGGCTGCAGCACATCGTCAAGCAGCTGGGTTCCTCCGGTACGGCTGACCCGCTGAACCAGCGTGCCACCGCAGGCTGGAAGCTGACCAAGGTGGCGGAGCGTCTGGTGGAGCAGTACATGGTGCGCATCGAATCCGCCTCTACCTTTGAGAGCGGAGCGATGAACTGACGGTAACGCGGAGGGGGTCATCCCCCTCCGCATACCAAAAATGCAAGGAGGAATAAGCATGGCTGACAACAAGAAGCAGAGAACTCCGGAGGAGATGGAAAAGGCGCTGGCAGCAGCCAATGAGGCGCTGGCGCAGGCCAAGAAGGAGGCTGAGGATGCCAAGGAGGCCGCGAAAGCAGCAGAGGCCGTTATGCGCGGCATGGCGGCGGGGGAAGCCTCCGACGACGGCATGGTGCCGTTCTGGGCGTTCAAGGATGACGACCGGTACAAGGACGACATCGTGGTGGGCTGGAACGGCAAGGTGTACCGCATCCAGCGCGGCAAGCACGTCCGCATTCCCCGCGAGGTGTACAACATCATCCGCCGCTCTATGGCACAGGACGCGGCGACGGCGGAGATGCTGGAGCAGAAGAGCCGGGAATATGAGGCGGTCAAGGCGCAGCTGAATTGACAACTGCATACTACCGCGAGACACGAAAATGGCTGTGACACGGCGCAGCAAGGCAAGAGGGGCGCTTCCCTTTTGACTTGCTGCGCCGTCTTTCAGCAGAAAGGACGTGAAACATGACAAGAACGATCCCGCTGAAAATACAGAATGAATACATCGCCGGTGACAAGGTGCTGATCGGCGCGGCGGGAAGCCACAATGATGTGGTGCTGCGGATGGAGTTCTCCCCCATGTGGGAGGGGCTGGCAAAAACGGTACAGTTCTGCGATGCGCTGGCCGAGAGCACCGTGGAGGTGCTGCTGGCTGCACAAATGCTGGAGAGCGGCACCACCAATGTCTACCTTGTGCCGGTGCCGAACGGGGCAAAAAAGTACGCGGGAGATATGGCGCTTGCCATCAAGGGGGCAGAGGCTTCCGGCGGCAAAGAGGCGCGGGCGACTACGGCGGTATACGGTACCTTTACGGTGGGCGAAAGCAAGTGGAGCGGCAGCGCAGAAACGGAACAGGATGTGCCGCCTACACAGGCAGCTCAGATGCAGACACAGATCGAAGCTATCATCGGAACGATAGCGGATGCACGATCCGCCGCCGAAGATGCCGAAAAAAGCAAAAATGCCGCCAAACAAAGTGAAATCAGCGCGGCATATAACGCCAATGCCGCAAGGGAAAGCGAAACGAAAGCGGCGGCAAGCGCGGAAAGTGCCGGGCGGAATGCTGTTTCAGCAAAAAGTGACGCCGTTTCAGCCGGACAGGCCGCAGCAAAGGCGGAAAGCGCTGTGGGGAAATACCCGTATTTAGGCGGGGACGGATACTGGATGCTATGGGATCCGGAAAGCGGCAGCTTTTACAAAAGCAGCATCAGTGGAAAAGGAAAAACCGGCCCGACGGGCGCCACCGGGCAACAGGGCATTCCCGGCAAGGACGGTGCGCCCGGCAAGGACGGTGCGCCCGGCAAGGACGGTGCGCCCGGCGAAAAGGGAGATACCGGCCCAGCTGGCGCGTTGGTTGAGGCGGATGGTATGTATGGTTTTCGGATCGATGAGACCGGACATCTGATCCTGTCTTATACGGGAAAAGTACCGCCGAATCTCTCCATTAACAGCGCCGGTCATTTAATACTGACAGTGTAAGGAGGAACAGGAAATGCCTGAAATTGATTTGGGACTGGTGGTCGGCCCAGCTGGCGCGCAGGGCGCGACAGGCCCAGCCGGTGCAGAAGGAAAACAAGGCGAACGAGGGCTTCCGGGCAAGGACGGTGCGCCCGGTGCGCAGGGCGACCCTGGGGCTGACGGGAAAAGCGCATACGAAACGGCATCTGCCAGTGGGTATGTCGGCTCTGAGGCGCAGTTTGGGCGCGACCTTGCAGACGTACAAAACGCCGTAAAGTACAATGAACCGCAAACCCTGACCGACGCCCAGAAGGCGCAGGCTCGGTCAAACATCGGCGCACCTGCACCGTATACGGCGGGCGATGGTATCGCCATCAGCGGCAGCGTCATCGCCGCCAAAGTGCAGCCCTGCAACCGGAACCTGCTGGACAACTGGTATTTCGGCAATCCGGTGAACCAGCGGGACGTCAGCGGCACCATCAGCAGCGCAGGGTATTTTCTGGATCGCTGGAAGCTGGTGAGCGGCAGCGTGACGATCAACACGGACGGCATCACGCTGAACGGAACCATGCAGCAGGTGCTGGAGACCGCGCCGGTCGGCACTGTGACGGCATCTGCCCTGACGCAGGCCGGAGTGGGCGAGGTTGTGCCGACTTACAACAGCGAAACCAAGACGGTCACAGTCACGGCGGCGGGGGAAAAACTCGTGGCCGTCAAACTGGAGTTGGGGACGGAGCAGACGCTGGCCCATCAGAACAGCAGCGGCGCGTGGGTGTTGAACGAGATGCCCGACTACGGCGAGGAGCTGACCAAGTGCATGCGCTATCTGCAAGTTCTCGCCGCGCCCTATGACACATCCGGCAACGGCGTGGCCATCGGCTACGCCAACAACACTGTCGATCTATGGGTGCCTATCCCGCTGGCTGTGCCCATGCGCATATCGCCTACACCCACCATCCCAACCGGCGGCATATCGCGTTTCAAGGCGGGCAAAACGTCCAGCGCCTTGAAGGACGTCACCAGGGCCACGGGCGGCTGGGCGATGCAGACCGGCGGGGCTTGCAGCATGCGGAGCCTGATCTTTACGTCCAGCGGCCTGACGGGGGGCGAGACCTACACCCTGTTCATGCAGAAGGGGGCGCAGCTCGTGTTCAGCGCCGAGCTGTAAGGGGGTGACCTGATGGAAGCATGGACGAATGTCGGCGTGCCGCTGATCGTGGCGCTGCTGACCTCCACCGCCCTGTGGGGCGTGGTGAGCAAGGTGATCCTTAAGCGGATGGAGCTGACAGCCAAGCGCAGCAAGTCCGACGAGGCGGAGCGGAAGATGCTGGTGGGACTGGCCCACGACCGCATCATCCACCTCGGCATGGTGTACATCGAACGGGGCTACGTCACACAGGACGAGTACGAGAATTTGCAGGTGTATCTCTATGAGCCGTATGAGGAGATGGGCGGCAACGGCAGCGCACGGCGCGTCATGGAGGAAGTGCGGAAGCTGCCCATTCGGTGAGACAAAAATGGAACAGGCCGGCAGGCCGGAAAGGAATTGTTATGAAGCTGAACAACAAGGTATACGACATCCTCAAGTGGTTGGTCATCATCGTCATGCCCGCCGTGGCCACGCTGTACGCGGCGCTGGCGGCGGTGTGGGCGTGGCCCTATGCTGACGAGGTGGTGACCACCATCACCGCCGTGGACACGTTCCTCGGCGCTGTGCTGTGCATCAGCACGGCACAGTACCACAAGGGGGCTGGCAACAATGGCTAAGAGAGTGTATCTGTCCCCCAGTGACCAGCGAAGCAACAGCTATGCGGTGGGCGACACTACCGAGGCTATCCAGTGCGGGCGCATCGCAGAGGCTTGCAAGGCCGCTCTGGAGCGCTCCGGCGTGGAGGTGATGTTGGGGCAGTACGACACTATGGCAAACCGCGTGGCCGAATCCAACTGGTTCAAGGCCGACCTGCACGTCCCCATCCATTCCAACGCCTGCAACGGCAAGGCCAGCGGTACGCATCTGTTCTGTTACAGCGGCGACCGGAACAGCGCCGGGTACAAGGCATGTAAGGCTGTGATGGGTGTATTGGGACCCGTGACGCCGGGTGCGCCGGATGTCATCCGGGCGTATCCCGCACTGTACGAGGTAAAGCACCCTGCCGCCACGACGGTGTATATCGAGGTGGACTTCCACGATGTGCCCAGTGTTGCCCAGTGGATCATCGACAACACCACCCTGATCGGCGAGACCATCGCCAAGGGCCTGTGCGCGGCGCTGGGCGTACCCTTTGTGGAGAGCGCCAACGTGCCGGTGCCGGTGCCTGCACCTGCGGCGCAGGATGTGACCATCCCCATGCAGGTGAGGATGCTCAAGCGCGGCATGGCGGGCGCGGACGTGAAGACCCTGCAAGCGGCGCTGATCGCCTACGGGTTCTCCTGCGGCGCGGCTGGGGCGGACGGAGACTTCGGCGGCGGCACCGAGGCGGCTCTGAAGAAGTTCCAGACCAAGTACAATCTTGGTGCGGACGGCATCGCCGGTAAAGGCACCTGGGGCAAGCTGCTGGGGGAGTAAGGAGGTGTGGCATGACAGTAACAAAAACGATCTCCAAGGCGGATGAGCTGCGGATGAATACCATCAGCGACGAGCAAAAGGCGGCGTGGGTGATGGGACTGGATAAGGAGATCGCAGAACGGATATGCACAGAATCTCGCGTACACGACTGGCCCACGGGGGACGGGGAGCTTCTGCTCCCTCCCCCCTATGACCGGGTATATGTGCTGTATCTGTGCAGCCAAATTGACTACTACAACAACGAAACAGCGCTGTACGGCAACGACAAAGCCGTGTATGACGAGGCGCTGGGTGAGGCGCTGGCGTGGTGGCGGCGGAACAACTGCCCTGCGTATGGCGGAAGTGTGCAGGTGATGTGATGCGAATGCCGGAATTGCCGTATGATCTGCGGCCAAACAAAGTGGATATTGTACAGATGCGCGGCATCAACTGGTCAGATGCGCTGAAAGACGGCGATTTACGGGATAGCCTGAATGTGTCTGCCAGACGGTGGCCCTATATTACCACGCGAAAAGGCCGCGTGAAAAAAGACCCCTATAAAAACGCCACGGCAATGACGGCATGGGGAAAGCTGGTCGTGGTACAGGGGACATCTCTGCTGTATGATGGGAAAAAGATCGGGACAGTGACAGCAGGGCAAAAGCAGTTCGCCGTGATCAACACGAAGATGGTGATATGGCCGGACAAGGTGTATCTGGATATTAACTCCAAAAAAATAAAGCCGCTGGCGGCGACGGTGACGGGAAGCAAAGCCAAGTTTACGAAGAATAAAATGACGGTAAGCGGGTGGACGGACCTGACAACGCTTTTCAAGGCGGGCGACGGAGTTACGCTATCCGGCTGTGTGACGCAGAGCGCGAACAATAAGGATTTTGTGATCAAAGCCGTCACTGCCAAGGAAATCACCGTGTCGGACAATACCTTTACAGAGGCGACGGAAACCAGCACAAGCATCAAGATAGAGCGAAAAATTCCGGATCTTGATTTTATCTGCGAAAGCGAAAACCGGTTATGGGGGTGCAACAGTACAACACAGACACTGTACGCCAGTGCGCTGGGAGACCCCACCAATTTTTATGTGTACGAAGGACTTTCAACGGATTCCTACACGCTGGCGGTCGGCACGGATGGAAAATTTACAGGGTGCTGCAAGCTCAGCTCTTCCGTGTTGTTTTGGAAGGAAACAAAACTGCACAAGATGCTGGGCGGCTATCCGGCAGAATATTCCATGTACACTTACGAGCTGGAAGGTCTGCAAGATGGGTGTCACAAGAGCCAGCAGGTCATTAACGACACGCTGTTTTACAAAGGGCCTCACGGGGTGTACGCCTATTCCGGCGGTACGCCCACGCTGATCAGCGAGAATTTCGGCGAGAAAGTTTTTTCGGACGCGGTGGCAGGAAACGACGGAGACAGATATTACCTGAGCGTAAAAGACGGCGACACAAGCCGCCTGATGGTGTACGAGACTAAAACAGGCATTTGGGTGCTGGAGGACGAGACAAAGGCAGTAGATTTTGCGCGGCTGGGTCGGCAGCTTTATATGCTGGACGGCAGCGGAAACATTTATCTGCTGGATGGAGAGGAAACGCCGCAGACGCAGATGTGGATGGTGCAATTTGCGCCGATGTATGAAACGCTGAACGGGAAAAAAGCGTATTCGCGGATGCTGATGCGGGTGGAATTGCCGGTGGGAAGCTATGTGATCGTCAAAATGCGCTGCGATGGGAAGCCGTGGAAGGAGTGCGGAAGACTGATCGGACGCGAGGTCAATGTGGCGCGGATGCGGTTTGCTGCAAACCGTTGCGATAAATTTGAGCTTCGGTTGGAGGGGAAAGGCCCGTGCGCGGTGCTCGGCATATCCAGAGAATTCATTTTGGGGAGTGATGTGACGTGATCGTATTTCCGGAGAGCATAAACGCTATACCAAAATCAGACCCTGAGACTGCGTTCCAAATCATCGAGGACTATATCAGGTATATGTGTCAGCGGACAGATTGGGCCATCAGTAATGTTGGCAAAACAGTCAGTGCGGCAGGCGTTTCCAGTGCCGAGATTTACATTTTGCTGACTGCGCTTCAAAACACAGTGTCCGCATTGCAGAGCACAGTGAACAGCCACAGTGCCAGTATATCTGCACTGCTGCAAAGCGTTACGACACTGAGCAATGACCAAACTGCGCTGGCTGGCCGCGTGACGGCTCTGGAGCAGCGCGTGACGGCACTGGAAAACAACAACACGGAGGGCACATAATGGATATCAGAAAAAAATACGACGATATTGGAAAGAAAAAGACCACACTGCCGTCTTTGGCAAATGCCATTGAGAAATCTTGGGGGGTCGGCCCCTACAACATTGGCAACATCAACGGCTCCCGGAGCACCACAACGCCCACGCCCAGCATTGCAGGGGCCGTTTCTGGGGCGGCACCTCGGAATTATTCAACCACGGGACCGACCGCAGCGGTTACTGGTGCGATTGCCGGCGCTATTCCGCGCACCCCGAGCGGTCTTTCCCCGGATGCTGCTCTTGCCGGGGCGATCCGTGGCGGCGCAGGCATTGCCTTCTTGCCGACGGATACCGGCAGAGGCAGTGCATCCAGCGGCGGAGCTTACGGGTCGAATCAGCAGGTAACCATCCCCACCAGCATTGACGAGCTGCCCACCTACAACAGCGAGTACATGGACACGCTGAATGAGTTGGCCAAACAGCTGATCAGCATGAATTACGATGACTGGACAAAGGGCAGTCAGTATCAGGCGTTGGCTGACCGGTACGGAAATAACGGGCGTATGAGCATGCAGGACGTTCTTGGCCAGGTGGCCAGCCGCACCGGTGGCCTTGCCTCCAGCTATGCCGCCACGGCGGCGCAGCAGCAGTACAACCAGTACATGGCACAGCTGGAGGAGGTAGCACGGCAGATGTACTCGCAGGATCGAAGCGATTTGCTGGACAACGCCAACCTGTACCGCAATCTGGCCAACGACGAATATGACCGGTACAGGGACAGCTTGGCTGATTATAACGCGCAGAAGGCAGCAGCGCAGGCAGCGGCAAGGTCGTCAGCGCAGACGAAGGCCAATTCTGCGGATTATCAATTTGATTTTACCGCAGGGACCGGGCCGCGCATCGAAAACTCCGGCAACAAGGTAAAGGCGACAGGCAGCGGCGTTGCTTCTTTTAGCGACATACAGAGAACAATAAGTGGGCGGCTGTATGCCGGGGATGCCGAGGGGGCGGCGCAGTTGGTAGAATCTGTGTGGGATGATCTTAGCCCGAAACAAAAACAGGATATTAAGAAAATGGGCTTTAACGTTTCTGATTAGGAGGCCGCATGAAGGTGACTTACGTTGGGAATACCGAACGAAACGGGAAAAAGCGAAAAGTAACATATACCGGAACGCTTGGCCCCTCTGCAGCGCAGGAAAAGCGCGGCCCAAAGGCCACATATGTCGGTGTTGATACGAGCAAAGGCTCCTCTGACGGCGTTGCATGGCATACGGACAAGGCTTCAATGCAGGCCAACAAGGAATATTTCAGCTCCAAAAAGCAAAACGACTACAATATTTCCGCCCTTGGCGCGGGGAATTATGGTGCGGACAAGCAGGCCAACGAGGGGTACAACTATGGAAAGGGCCTGCTGAAAGCGGGAGGCATGGGTCTTTCGGCTATCGCACGAGATGTGACCACGCCGCTGGCCTTTGGAGAGCGCACGGTGGCCAAGGGCTGGAACGCGCTGTTTGGAAATATCGCACCGATGAACGAGCGCGGTTTTTTCAACGCATGGGACGAGAATATCGCTCTCGAACAGGAGGGGCTGCAGCAGAAGTACGCGGAAAACACCGCCAAGGGCGGCCAGTATGCGGAGAAGGGGGAGAATCTGTTGGCGTCTGCGGTGGAGGCGCTGCCCTCGCTGGCCATCGCCTTCGCCTCCGGCGGCACCAGCGCGGCGGCAAAGGCGGGCACATTGGCAGCGCAGACGGCAGCCAAGAGTTCCCCCGCGCTGGTGCAGACGCTGAAGAATGTGGCGGCGGCACGGGCCAAGGACCCCAACTATCTCTCCAGCGCGGCGCAGATCTTTTCTCACAGCTACAACGACGCAAAGGAGGAGGGCGTGGACGACAAGCGGGCCGCGCTGTACGCCATCGGGAATGCGCTGCTGGGGTCGGAGATCGAGATCAGCGGCGGTATCCAAAACCTGCCCGGAAAGGTGGCGAACCAGGCGGCGTGGCGGACGCTGGTGAACACCATGCTGGACGAAGGCAAGGAGGAGGTTTTGCAGGGCATCATCGACCGAACACTGCAAAATGCGGTATATGATGCCGATAATCCGTATTTTGGCGTAAACGAAAACGCGATTTTTGATCCGGGCACCGCTGCCGAAGAGTTTGCCGGCGGCGCGATCGTCGGAGGATTGCTGTCCGGCGGCACAATGGGCGTGAATACCCTTGCCAACCGTGTAGCGTATGGCGCAGCAAAAGCACAGTACAACCGAGATGTGCAGCAGAACACCGCGCCGGAGATGAACGCAAAGGCTGCGGAGGCGGTGGAGGCTGTGACGCGGGGCGAGACCATCACCGGCAATCAGGCGGCGGCTATCGCCCGTGACCCGGTGGCTGTGGAGGTGCTGGAGCAGCGCACCGGCGTGAAGCTGGACACGGACAAGCCGATCAGTCAGGTAAAACGGGACATTGCGGGGCTTGCAAGCCGCGAGGCGGCGCAGGAAACGCAGAGGACTACACCTCCCTCCCCTGCTGTGCAGAAACGCGCAGAGAAGCGCGTAGGCGGCTTTTTGGAAAACGGGCAAAAGGCGTATCAGGAAATGAGCCGGACGGCAGAGGATGCACCTTCCCTGTATGCAGGATTTTCCAGCGTGTACAACGCGGGACTGAACGGCATCGAAGCGGACAAGGCCAAGGGCAAGTACGCGGCGATGCTGACGCCGGAGCAGCGGTACGCGGCGTACAATGCTGGGCTGGAGGACGCGCGGGCGCAAGTGGCACGGGAGAACGCGGAGGTGGCGTCTGTGACAACTACGGCGGGTGCCGGTCTGGCGGACAACGAGTACAGTCGGTATCTGATCGCAGCAAAGAAGAACACCGCTGCCACGCTGAACACATGGGGCAAGAAGCTGGGCGTCCGGATCGAGATCGTGGATCAGGTGCTGGGCGGCAGAGCCAACGGCCAGTACATCAAAGAGCAGAATCTCATCCAAATCGCCGCTGATAGCGCCAAGCCGCTTTTGAACGTGACCGCCCACGAGATCACCCACCGGATGCAGGACTTGTCCCCCGCTGAATACCGGAAGTTCCGGCAGGCGGCGGTGGAGTACAAGATGCGCGAAAACGGCGCGGACACAGAGGCGGAGATCGTGGAGCGGTACATGGAGACGGCGGAGCAGGAGGGCGTGACGCTGACGCGGGACGATGTGATGGACGAGCTTGCGGCGGACTTCGCCGGTGATATGCTGGACGACGCAGCCCTGTTTGCCAAGTTCTCCAAGGAAAACCGGACGGCGGCACAGAAGCTGCTGGACAGCCTGAAGGAGTTTCTTGCCAAGGTCAAAACCGCGCTTACTGGCAAATACCGCGACATGGCGGCGCAGGAGGCATACGGCAAGGACTTTGCCGAGCTGGAGGACATTGCAAAGCAGTGGCAGGTGGCCTTTGACGCGGCGGAACAACGTGTTATAATGAAAACAGAAAGCACTTTTACGGAGGGAACAGAGTATGAGCGAAAAGGACGAGCTGGTAAAGAAGCTTATGGACGCGGCGAAGGAGAAGGGAGAACAACCGGACGAGGAGAAGATCAAACAGTTCGCGGAGAGTTTTCTCCTTCTTCTGAACGATACGGAGAAGTAAGTGCGGATTTTGGAGAAAAACCTTATCGCGCGTGGGTGAACGGCAATACCGTTACACCTGCTCCCGGAACAGTGTCTTATGACGCACAGGAGACGGCAGTTGCGTTCCGCGTTCCCAGTTTTGTTGTTTCTGATGCTGCGTGGGTAAAAGAACGAGGCGCAAATGCGTCCCCGGCTTTTTCTGTACATGGTCAAATCTTTTTCAAGGAAACCGCCCCTGAACGAAACAGGGGCATGCTGGCCCCGCATGAGATCATGCACGTCATGAGACAGGTAAATTTTGAACCGTACATCGAGTTTATTGAGCACACACCCGACCTGCTTAATTTCAGTGACACTGTTACGCAGATACTTTTGGAACAAGTAGCAGATCACCAGGGTGCGACGCTTGAAACGGCAGACCCGGCCAGACTGTATGATGAATTTAATGCCACCGTGTATGGGCATATTGCAACCGGACAAACGGAACTGTTTACAGATGGTGTTGGGAAAAACGTGTTTCACGATTTCCATGCGTACGTGCAAGAAATCAATTCCATCTATGAACAGTTCAAAGGTCGGGGCGAAAATGTCAAGCCGCAGTTTTCACTGAAATCGCCTGTGGAGGAGACAAAAAACCTGCTGGCGCTGCATAACCTGACTGAGAAAAATCTGCTGGACGCCGCAAAACTGGGTGGACTGCCTATGCCGAGTATTGCTATCGTAAAGGCAGACGAAGGTCACGGCGAGTACGGCGATATTTCGTTTGTGTTCAGCAAGAATACCATTGACCCGCAGCTGTTTCGCAGCAACAAGGTGTACGGTTACGACGCATGGACACCTACTGCCCCGCGAATTGAGTACGAGGTAAATGAGAAATCCGCCAAAAAAATCCACGACCTGTTTTACCGCATGGAGCGGGCGAAAGGCAGGAGCTTTGCAGACCCCTTATATTCCGCGGCAAACACGCTGGAGGACGAGCTGAACCGGAAGGGCGGCGTAGATAAAGTTGTCGGGGCTATGCGCGATGATCCGCGCGTGATGAACATTTACCTCGAAGACACTGGGCGCGGTGCCGTGGAGAATGTAATAAAGCGCGAAGTCACACGCATGGACGACAACCAGCAGGAAATGGCATCGTTCTTGATCCGTGAGTTGGGAGACGGCGTTGTAAGTGATTTCCGCGCAAAGGGCGGAGAGTCGCCTATTGCGGCAAGAAAACTGTGGTACAAGGAACACGGCGAAGCGCTGAATGCCGCGCTGCAAAAATACTACGAAAAGCTGGGGCTTCCTGCAAAGGATGCGGCGGATGTGGTAAATGCAGAAACCGTTGCGGCAAAGACGCGGTATATGTTGGATACGCGGAAATATCTGACCGGTAACACGGAGACTGTGACGGAAGAAGTGGACAGGGATGCCACCAACAAAGCTATCCGCGACAAGGTAAATCAGAAGGAGTACGAGCAATGGCTGGAGGATCTGTTTGACGGTGTTGTAAAAAACGAGGGCATTTACAATGGAAAGGATTACTATACATCCTCCGGCAATCGCAGAAGTTTTTCGGCAACGCACTATGAGATCACGCTGGAAAACATTGTTAAAGCAATGAAGCAAGGCGATCAGAAGGGCGCGAATACATTTTTTGGCGGTCAGGCAATTTGGGGTGTTGCGTCAAAGGATTACGGCTCTATTGCTGACATCAAAAGAGATTCCGGGCGTTTGCAGAAAATGACCGAAGAAGAATACAGTGCTATCCGGCAGAAGTATTCTGAACGCCTTGCGGAGTTGACCAACGAGATTAAGGATCCCGCAGCAAGGAATGAGTTTATCGCATCAGACGATGCGGCGTCGGCTATTGTAGAGACGCTGCGAACAAAACGGACTGTGGCGGGAATTGATAAAGAGCTGCGGACATACCCCACGCTGCAAATTAAACCGGACACAGCGGAAAAAGTGCTGCGGTTGGCACAGGATATTTCCAATATGCCGACGGGGTATTTTGAGGCGAAGCCACAGAGAGCCGTTGGATTTGATGAGGTGTTGGCGGCGGTCATCCCTAACGACGCCAGCGCAGAGGTAAAGGCAGCGTTGGAAAACGCCGGTGTTAGGATGATCGAATACGCAAGCGGCGATGAAAAAGCCCGACTGGATGCCGTCAACAGCGTGGAAAATGCGAGGTTTTCTCTGAAAGTCACGGCGGAGGTGGAGCGCGAGGCGCGGGAACTCAAAAAGGAGCGAAACGCGCTGGCCAAGCAGAACGAGGCGCTGAAGCAACGTGTGCAGGAGCTGAAGGGCGAAATGCGCATCAGCAAGGAGCCGTCCGTCGTGGCGCGGGACGTGAAAAAGCTGGGGCAGAATCTCATCCGCGAGTACGGCAGCGATGTGAAATACGCGGACGTGCAAAGCGAGATGGACGCGCTTGCCAAGGCTGTGATGAAGCGGGACGTGACGATGGAGGATTTAATGCCACACGCCAAGGCTGTGGCGGAGGCCATTGTGGACAACACCTCTGAGCTGACGGAGTACGGCGCGGAGCTTCTGGAAATTCGGGACTATTTGAAGCGGCAGACCATCCAGTTCGGCGGGGACATGGCAAACTACGGCGATTTCCGAAAGAGCCACATGGGCACGCTGAAACTGAACAAGTCCAACGGCACGTCTGTAGATACCGTATACGGCGAGCTGGCGGAGATGTTCGGCGAGGGTTATTTCCCCAGCGACGTGTATACGGAGGCGGACAAGCTGCTGCAAATCGGTGATGTGTTGGATGGGCTCGACAGCGTTTACCACAATCCCTTTGAGGGATACAGGGATGCGGCGGTGCAGGAGATCGCCAATCAGCTGGTAGACGGCATGATCTCCGATCAGGTGCGGCAGAAGAAAACGTATGCAGACAGGCGCGCGTTGGAGAAGCAGGAGGCCGTCGGGCGTGTGCGTGAGATGCTGTCCCGCGAGCGGCAGAAGCGCCGGGACGACGTAAAGGCGCTGCGGAAGAAGTACAACGAGAAGACCAAGGAGGGCAGCGAAAAACGGAAAGCAACGGCGATGCGAGCGCGGATTGCACGGCACACCGGCGCGATCTCCCGCAAGCTGGTGAATCCCACGGACAAGCAGCACATTCCGGAGCGGCTGCGTGTGGCGGTGGCAAGCCTGCTGCAAAATATCAATCTGGAAAGCGCGTACAGCTACGACGAAAACGGGCGGCTTCGGAAGAACGCGGACGGCGACCCCACCAGAAGGACGCTGGAGGCAGATCGGCTCAAGCAGATCTATGATGATATTCTGGACAACGAGGGGAATATGGTGGTAGACCCGGCGCTGACGGAAAGCGGCGGTCTGCTGGATTCTCTGTCCGCGCTGGGCGGCAAGCGCATTGCGGATATGAGCGTGTCCGAGCTGGAAACGGTGTGGAACGCGATCCGTTCCATTGAAACAACGCTGACAACCTATGACAAGACGCTCTCCTCCGCGAAGTACAAGATCACCAGCGAGTGGGCGGAGCGATTTGCGGCGGGCAGCATGAGCCGGAAGCGGCGAAACCGGAAAATTTCGCTGGACATGGCAGATCCGTATACGTTCTTCTCTGCCTACGGCGACGGCGGCATGCAGGTATACCGAACGCTGCGGAACGCGCAGGACCGAGAGCACGTGATGCTGATGGAGTTGCGGAACGCGGCGAAAAAGTTTCTGGATGCGGACGTGTATAAAAACCGGGGTGAACGGCACACCTTCACCACCAGCCGTGGTGTGGAGCTGACGCTGACCACCGACCAGATCATGAACCTGTACAATCTGGCGCGGCGCGGTGAACAGGCTATGCACCATCTGACGGTGGGCGGCATTGTGCAGCCGGAGATCCAGCGGAACGGTAAGCTGAAGGCGATCCCGCGCGGGAATGACAACATTCTGCTGACGGAGGAGGACATCAAGGCCATCACCTCTGCGTTGACGCCGAAGCAGGTCAAGGTGGCAAACGGCCTGCAAAAGCTGGCAAGCACCAAACTGGCGGAGTGGGGCAACAACGCCAGTATGCAGGTGTACGGCTATCGGAAGTTCAAGGAAGAACATTATTGGCCCATCAAGGCCGCAAAGGATGCGGTGGCCTCCAGCGTGGAGACGGACGCGGACAACGCACGGTCGATCAAGAACATGGGCAGCGCAAAGGCGCTGACCCCCAACGCCAGCAATGCGCTGGACATCGGCGGCGCGTATGACGTGTTTGCGCAGAACGCCAGTGACATGATCAAGTACGCCACGCTGCTGGCCCCGATGGAAGACATCAACCGGCTGTACAACTACCGGTATCGGGACAGCATGGGCAACCTGACTGGGAAAAACGTGCGGCAGGTGCTGTCCGGCGTGTACGGCGACGCGGCGCAGAGCTACTGGCGGAACCTGATGCGGGACGTGCAGAACGGCATGGTGAAGAACGCCAGCGCCACCACAAGGGCCGTGGAGCGCATCGTGGGCAACACAAAGGGAGCCGCGGTGGGTGCGAACCTGCGCGTGGTCATCCAGCAGCCTACGGCGTACTTCCGCGCGGCGGTGGTGCTGGACCCGGAGAACATGGCGAAGGGCTTGGGCAACGGCGTGACAAAAGGCAACGGATGGGACAAGGCCCGGAAATGGGCGCCCATTGCAGGCATCAAGGACACATCCGGCTTTGACCAGGGCAGCCGGTACACCATCGCACGGGAGGTATACGGGACAGACGGCGGCTTTATGGCGTGGCTGAACGACAAGAGTATGTCGCTGGCCGGTAAAGCCGACGCGGTGACGTGGGGCAAGATCTGGAACGCCTGCGAATGGCAGGTGGCGGCGGACACAAGCCTGGAGGTTGGCAGCGACGCCTACTATCAGCAGGTGGCGGCGGTGTTCACGGACGTCATCGACCAGACGCAGGTGGTTGACGGCATTATGCAGCGGACGCAGATCATGCGGGACAGCGACGCGCTGACGCGGCAGGCCACGTCCTTTATGGGTGAGCCGCTGAAGAGCCTGAACATCCTGATGCGGTCCTACGACGCATGGGTGTATGAAACGAACCCGCAGAAGCGCAGCAAGGCGCTGAAGCAGCTGAAGCGGGCCGTTGGGGCGCTGCTGGTGACGGACGTGGTGAATGCGCTGGCGCAGTCCATCGTGGACGGCCTGCGAGACGATGACAAAGACAAGAAGTACTGGGAGCGCGTTTTGGAGGCATTTACCGGCATTACAGGGGAGGAAAATGACTTTGGCGAGGCTATCAAGAACATTGCGCTGCAGGGCAATGTGAAGGGCAACATTACGCTGGTGGGCCGTATCCCCTACGCAAAAGACATCATCTCCATCCTGCAGGGCTACACCGTAGACCGCATGGACGCCGGTGCGGTGGACGACATCGTGAAGGCCACCAAGTCCATGATCTCCAGCGCCAACGGGGAGGGTAAAAAAACGGTAGCATACAACGGCAAGCAGTTTCTGACTGTGGTTAGCAAGATCTTCGGCGTTAGCGTGGCAAACTTAGGGCGGGATACCTGGGCCATCGCCAGGAGCATTGCCAGCGAGACCGGGAATATACGGGTGATGTTTGAAATGGAAAAGGCCATCTACCGTATGGACAAGAGCGCCGGGAACCGAAAAACCTGGTGCGCACTGCTGTACCGTGCGCAGAAGGAGAACGACACAGAGACGGCGCGTTTAATCTATAAGGAAATGCTGGAGCATGGCTACGAGGAGAAGGACGTGCGACAGGGCGTCGAGGCGATTATGAAAACGGAGCAGAAGGTAAAATCTGTGGATGATCTGAAAAACCGGTGGCGAGCACCGTAAATAAAGGAAAGGAGCAACGGGCGATAGGGCAACCATCCTATGGCACCATCCCGCCGCAAGGCGATCCGCAAGCCTGCGTAACGCAGGATGAATCAGGAGCACCGTGAAATACGGGCTATGCTGCATAGCATGGCACCCAAGAGAGCTATCGCGTGGATCCAATCTTTTGACTTGCCGCAGGAGGAGGCACAGTGTATCGCGGAATGCGACGTGCGGGGACGAAGCTGCGTGGAGCAGGCGTTCCGTATGAACGTATCCGTTGACGGCGTAAAGCGCCGCCGCCGTACCGCGTACCAAAAAATGGCCGACGGCCTGAGAGCAGAAAAAAGACACACCGTGTAGGTGTGTCTTTTTTTGTGTCCACGCACTTTTTCGCCCTTTTCTTGACGCTTTTTCCGGCAATATCTGCCGTATGCTGGCAGTAAAGAGAGGTGGTCGTGATGTTTGTATGGTATAACCCGAATCCCTCCGGCAAGAACGTGGGAGACTGTCCTGTTCGCGCGATCTGCCGCGCCACGGGGCAGGGCTGGCATGAGACGTATGTGCAGCTTTGTATGCAGGGCCTGGCACTTGCGGATATGCCCAGCGCCAACACCGTGTGGGGCGCGTATCTCAAGAAGCTGGGCTTTACACGGCATATTATCCCGGATGACTGTTCGGACAGCTATTCCGTGAGTGATTTTGCAATGGATCACCCGCGTGGTACATATCTGCTGGCGCTGGTGTCCCATGTGGTGTGCGTGATAGACGGAGACTGGCACGACACATGGGATTCCGGAGCCGAAACACCCTTGTATTACTGGGAAAGGACGGATGAAGCATGAACTATCCATACTACGGAAACCCCTATATGCCGCCGATGCAGGACAACCTCGCCCAGCTGAGGCAGCAGCAGATGCAGGCCATCCCGCCGATGCCGCAAAATCCTCTGCCGCAGAGCGGCGTGCAGTGGGTATCCGGCGAACAGGAGGCAAGAAGCTGGATGGTCGCTCCCAATGCGGCGGTTGCGCTGTGGGATTCGACGGCTCCCACGGTGTATCTGAAACAGGCCGATGCAAGCGGCAAGCCGACGCTCAAGGTGTATGACCTTGTGGAGCGGCTTGCAAGCGCTCCTGACACGCAGAAAGCGCCCGCTGCGGAATATGTGACCCGTAAGGAGTTCGACGCGCTGGCGGCGCTTGTGAGCGAAATGAAGGGCAAGAAGCGCAAGGAGGAAAAGAGCGATGAATAATCCGTTTTTCGGTGCAATGGGCGGCGGCAACGGCTTTATGCAGATGGTGCAGCAGTTCAAGCAGTTCAAGGCGAATTTCCAAGGTGACCCAAAAGCAGAGGTGGAAAAGCTATTGCAAAGCGGCAAGCTCACGCAGCAGCAGTTGAACCAGCTCCAGCAGATGGCGAAGCAATTTCAAAGTCTGATGGAATAAGCAAAACATAAGACGAAACGTAAGACGAAACGTAAGACGAAACGTAACTTGTTTCTTGATCGTGGCCGCGATTCAGATAAATTACATCAATAAAAAGGAGTGATACTATGTCTCTTTCCGAGGGTATGCCCACCATGACCATGCCTGTGACCCCTGCCAATGGCAGCGGTAACGGCTTTGGCTTTGGCGGTGACGGCGCGTGGTTCCTCATCATCCTGTTCCTGTTCGCGTTCTGCGGCTGGGGCGGCAACGGCTGGGGCAACAGCGGCAATTCCGGCGGCGTGGTGGACGGCTATGTGCTGGCCTCTGACTTCTCCAACATCGAGCGCAAGATGGATATCATCAACGGCGGGCTGTGCGACGGCTTCTATGCTGTGAACAACACGCTGTTGACCGGATTCGGCAATGCCGAGCTGTCCCGCGCCAACCAGCAAGCCGCACTGATGCAGCAGCTCAGCGCTATGCAGATGCAGGCGGCAAACTGCTGCTGCGAGAACAGAGCCGCCATTGCGCAGGTGCGCTATGACATGGCGACGCAGGCGTGTGACACGCGGAACACCGTGCAGAACGCCACCCGCGACATCGTGGAGAACCAGAACGCCAACAGCCGCGCCATCCTGGACTTCCTGACCAACTCCAAGATGCGCGATCTGGAGAGCGCAAATCAGGAGCTGCGTCTGGCCGCGTCTCAGGCTGCGCAGAACAACTACCTGATCTCCCAGCTGCGGCCTACGCCCATCCCGGCGTATGCATCCTGCAACCCGTGGGCTGGCAGCTACACAGGCTGCTCCGGCTGCTGACAACTGCATAGAAATCTATTTCCAAAACGGAAATTGTTCAGCTCCGGGCTGATATTGAAAGGCGGCGGGGCAATAGCTCCGCCGTCTGCATTTTGAAAGGAGTGAGTATTTTGGCTGAATACGTAAATACCAACATTGTTACCGTACCTGCCGGACAGAATGTGCCTCTGACGGAAACTGCCGTTGCGGGCAAGTCCTGCATCGTACACCGCGAGGGCAGCGGGCAGGTGTTCTTGCGTGGCCTGACAAACCAGTGCAAGGCGCGGTTCCGCGTGTCCTTCGGCGGAAACATTGCCATCCCCACCGGTGGCACGGTGGGCGCAATCTCCGCCGCGCTGGCTATTAACGGTGAGCCGCTGACCAGCGCCGTGGCGACAGTAACGCCCGCCGCCGTGGAGAACTATTTCAACATCTATGTCGCTGCCAACGTGGACGTGCCGAAGGGCTGCTGCGTAACGGTAGCGATGGAGAACACCAGCGCTCAGGCGATCAGCTTTGCCAATAGCAACATGATCGTGGAGCGCGTCTGCTGAAAGGAGGGGCAACATGAACATGAAGGAGCTTTTCGGTATCCGAGAGATGCTGTGCGAAGAGCTGTCTGAGTTTTCCGGCCAGCGGGAGCTGAGCGCTGCGGAACTGGACGCCATCCACAAGCTCGCATCGTCCATCAAGAACATTGACAAAATTGCCATGTTTGAAAGCGGCGACTACAGCCGCGATGATGGGTACTCCCGCGATGACGGCTATTCCCGCGACTGGTCTTCCGGGCGCACCGCCTACAACAGAGGCAGCTCGTATCGGCGCAAGAGGGATTCTATGGGCCGGTACAGCCGCGATGATGGCAAGGCAAAGGATCTGATCGAGCGCATGATGCAGGACACCGACGATCCCAACGTAAAGGAAGCGCTGCGGCAGGCAATGCACGTTGTTGAGAACGGGTAACGTTGCTTACACGTTACTTACAAACGTGTTTTGGAGGAAATAAGAAAATCCCTGTAACCGTTGCGGTTACAGGGATTTTTGTGGTGGAGACTGCTGGACTCGAACCAGTGACCTCCTGCGTGTGAAATATGGACAA